TGCTTCCACCGACTTATCCTGGGAGTCGAACGAGGACTCTACCAGTTTCATCTCGGACCCGAGAACCTTCATCTGTGAATTGATATCGGCGAGCGCTCGCTTGAACTCTTTCTCACCTTCAACACCAATTTTTACACCAAAGTTATCAGCCAAGTTGTCTCACCTCCTTTTCCGCGCGACATCAGATACCGAAGGGGATAACCTCTTCGATAAAACGCTCACGTCGCGGTTTACTGATTCCGTTGAATTGTTTATAGATCTCCCACTGGTCCAACAGATGACCAAGGGGCATGAGCCACACCTCCCGTTCCGTTCTTCCGAGAAGCGTGACTCCGTAAAATATCAACCGGGCGAAAAGTTCCTCGTCAGTTGCCCTCTCCGTCCGACCTACGAGTTTTTTGGCTCTTCACTCACGACCTCTCGCTTGGTGCCTTTCAGCATCGCATCCATAATAGCTTCTCTGAACCCTGCGATCTCATAGGGAGTCGTTAAGAGTTCCACCGTGTCTTGGTCGAGCAGTTCCTTCTTATCGTTGGGGTTCTGCAGGTTGTGAATGAGGATCGGCTGATTCGCAAGCAGCACGATGAGCCACATCAGCTCGTCAAGTGCAAGCTCAAAGTTCTCCACTTTTGATAGTTTCTCTCCGAGGTTACTTAACCCTCCGTACTTCTTTGCGATTTCCTTCGTTGCCTTGGTTGTGAGTAACAGTTGATACTCTTTCCCACCAAGGATTATCGTTGCAGTCCTCTCTTCACTCATACGTTCCCGCCTCCTGCCGCCGCAGCCGTATAGGTCGGCTCATACACCGCATCGAACCAGTCCTCGATGGTCCCCGAAGAAACACCGGTCGCGCCCTCGGTGACTTCCGCTTTCCAAGGATGGTTGTTCTGACCATCCAGTTTATTTCTCCTGCTGATCGCACCTTCGATGGTGGGCGTCGAAAACTCGATGCTGTCACCCTTGGTCTTAAGAGAAGTGGACGGAATGCCGAACAACACCCTGTACAGCCAGAAGTAGCGGTAATGTCCCGATGCCGACTTCGCACGGAAGCCGATAGCCACCGGAGCGGGAGTGTCTTCCGATGCGGAAATCAAGACGCCATTGGAATCGAGCCGAGCGCCGGTCAAGTCCTGTGCCGCCTGGACTCCGATATCATTGATACCGAGAGAAAGAGTGCCGGACTTAAACTCCTTAATGACCGTGTCTGCTCCATCGTCCGCAAAGAGCGTGGCTTCGAGCAATTCAACGGTGATATCCGCATTGATTGCTTTTGCAAGCTGAACGGGAGTACCATAGGTTTCCACACCATTGGCACCCTCCGTGATTTTGGCATAGTAAAGTTTATCCAACCCGATAGTTGCCATTTAATTTACCTCCTGAAATAAATAGTTCTTTGCCACATCTATGGCATAGTGGTGATAACCTGTATCGTCTTCACGAGAGACATATCTGCGGTCGGTTATCGTTATGTCCGCAGATAGCAAAGCCGCCTCTATCCGTTTCTTCGCGGTTTGGTAGTTGCCCTTGTCATAGAGGGAGATGCGAACTTCCTCTACATCCTGCTCCGGCTTGTTATCCGCATAAAGTTCAAAGGAGTCCACAATGGGAGTCAGGACAGCATATCGGCTCGGCGCTTGTTTAGAAAAAACCCCGGTTTCCACCGGGATCGAGAGACCATCAAAGATAGCCACCAGTTCTGAAAGCAAACTCATATCTTATTCACCTCGCTTTCCAACTTATCGATCATCGCCTTTTGACAGGCCGCTTTACTGCCCGACTTTGCCTTTTTCAAGAACGGCTTAGGCGGTTGCCCGTGTTTCCCATACTCGATGATGTTGGCGAGCATTGCATTGTTTTTCCCATCCGGGCGATTCTCATCAAAACCGACTTTCACGTTATAGTTCCCTTCACGGTCTTGCCTCGGGTGAGAAACGCCAAGCGCCCTAATGAGTTCACCGGTACTTCGGCTTTCCTCTTTCAGTCCCTTGCCGATGACTCCTGCAAGTCCATCCTTGACTGCCTTATCGACAACTTCCGCACCCGCGCGGAGAACCTTCGGAACGATTTCGTCCGTTCTTTCCCCGAGCCGAGATATCTTTATAAGGAAATCGTCAGGCATTTTTACAAAGCACTTCGCCACTTGGTTTCACCTCTTTGCATAAGACTTCGATGTAGAGACCGCCGCCTTTCACATCCTCAACGGAAGTGATAACAAACCTGCGCTCTTTGCACCGAATGATCAGATCGGAACGGATCTCCAAATGAGGGATGACACGGAAACGAAAGAGGTCGGTAGCCTCCGAAAAAGCCGCCCTGTTTGCCCACACTTTGCTTCCGTGCCGCCCTTCACGATATGCCCGAACCGATGCCAACACCACGTCCGTTTGCACCATAAAGCCTTCGCTGTCCCGAACGGAAGTGGGTTGCACGATATCGATGAATGAGTTCATTCGTCCGACACTCATACCTTCCACCTCCGATTAAGGCGAAGGAGCAAGTTGACCGTATTCCAAACCTGCTCCCCGGCTGCGACACTACTGGAGAAGTAACCGCCTGTGCCACCATCCCTCGACTCATAAAAGTGCGAGGCAAGCATAATGATCGCTTGCTCGGTGGTAGGCGGTATGGGGTTCTCCGAATAGTACCCTTCCTCTATGTGTTGGTAACTCTCCGCATAGGACTTGGCGGCAGTAATGTACATCGACAAAAGATCGTCATCCTCGTTGTGTTCCAGGATCAAGTTCTTCTTTACCTTTTCCAGTAGCGTTTCCATCACTGCCACCTCCCCCTTTTACTCTTTGTCCGGCTGTTTGATAACGATGGAGATGACCATCTGCTTGTATCCGTCCGAATCAAGTGTGATGATCTTGGGCGTAGTCACGACTTCATCCGCTTTGACCCAGAGAACGAACTCGCCCGCCTGGTCAAGACCAACCGTTACTGCTTCCTGAATATCCGTAGCGGTCAGCGCACCACCGTTATATCTCAACTTCGTCAAAGAAGAGAGACCCGTGCCGATGCCAATGCCAATCCACTTATGGGTTCCCTGTTCAGGAACAGAACTCGCGTACTCTTCAAGCTCGGCAACATCGGTGGTAATCGTGATGGTGGTTCCGTCAAGGGCAACAGATGCTTTCGCGTTATTCCTGCCACCCACATCACTTACATTCGGAGCAATGCGAGTGGAGAAACTCCACGCATCGGGAGTAACGATCCCTGCTCCCTTGAGCTTTACAAGGAGAGCATTGAAGTCATCCCGAAGCGCGGCAACCGTGTTAGCTTCCGAGGCAGGTTGATTGGGAGCGGTAGCAGGAATACCGCTGACCTTCGCTCCCTCCTTTACCTCAAGTTCGCCACCGATGACGGTCTTTTCACCACCTTGCTCGGTATAGTTCTTCGTGTTGTAACTCATACCGCTACCCCCTTAGGCGTGCTGCTGAAGAACCTTGATCGCCTCGGGAAGAATCGTCTTGGCATCCAGGCGCTTGGACGCGAGGAAACCGACCTGTCCGTTCCCGGCGAAGAGTTCGTTGAGACGCTTGAAAGAGATTCCCTGGCGATCACCGATCCAATAGTAGGAAAGGTCACCGAAGATGATGGTCTTCGCACCCGCAGCGATCTCGGGAGCATATGCGGAGGTGAAGTAAGGTCTACCGAGAATGGTGCTAACCTCGCCATCCTTGAGCGCGGGCTGGAGCAGATAGTTGCCGGTGGAATCCTTGAGCTTGCGGATCGCCTTGACCGTGCTGTCGTTCAAGATCCACACAGCGTTCTTGCGGTAGGGAGCCTTGAGCGAATAGAACAGGTCGATGAGTTCATCCGCCGTGATCGAAGTGGGTCCTGCGGTCGTGACACCAACCTGACCACCGCCGGTCGCGTTGAGGATGCCGGTGGGTTTGCCCGTGCCATTACCGACAAGGAAAGCCTCCTCTTCTTTGTCACCGATCCTGCGAGTGAACTCACTTGCGATGTAGCCTTCAAGGTCGAAAGCGGAATCGTTGAGAAGTTCCTCGGAAACCTTGATGATGGTGCCGACCTTGTGAGCGTCGAGCTGCACCTGCCCGAAAGTTTCATCACTCTCGGTGTAAGCACCCTCCTCATCGATCCACGAAGCCGAGCCGTGAGACGCGACCACGGGGATCTTGTGCAAACCGCTCGAGGTGGTGATGACGTGAGCCTTGGAACGGATGACGGTGTTCTCGTTCAAACCGGTGACGAGCCTGGTCTCGAACTCATCAGGGACAAGATAACCGCCCTCGCCGTCCAAACCCTCGTTGAGAGAGTTCTTCATCTCGGGAGTCATATCGTGCTTGCTGCGAGTGTTCTTCCAGAACGCCTTCTTATAGGCTTCGCTTGCCCTGCCGGTCTTGGTATCAACCTGGACCTTCTCGGGCTTCTCCGTGATGGGTTTGCTGATCGGTCTGTTCATCTCGCTGTCGAGAGCCTCCGCCCTTTCCATACGAGCGATCTCCTTGCCGAGACCTGCGATCTCTTCCTCCATCCTGCTGTAGGTGGCATCGTCCTCTACCGAGAGGGTGCCGTTCTGATTCCTGTGGGTTTCGAGAAAGTTCTTCGCGCTTTCCCACATCTTTGCACGCTTTTCACGCAATTCCAAAATAGTCATGTTTTTATCCTCCATTTTAATATTTGATTAGGTTGAGTCTGTCCATCAGTTCGTCCACCGAACGTCCGGTCTTTGCTTGCTCCGCAGGTACTTCCACAGGAGCAGTGTTGATCGTTTTTGCCTTGGCAGACAACTTGCTGAATAGGCTGTTCTCCGCTGCCTTGCCGGAAAACGCATAAGCCGGAACATCCACCGCGACTTTCTCATCGGTAAGAATGCCGTCCGCAAATCCGAGTTCGATTGCTTTATTGGCATTCATCCAGGTTTCCGCATCCATAAGGTGCGCGAGTTTCGCACGGCTCTGTCCCGTCTTGATCTCATAGGCATTGATGATGCTCTCCTTGACCTCGTCCAGCATCTCGATTGCTTTCTGCATATCTTCGTGATTACCGAACGCCATCGTCATCGGATTGTGGATCATCATCAGCGCCGTGGGAGCCATAAGAACTTCGGACCCTGCCATCGCAATCACGGATGCCGCACTTGCCGCAATGCCGTCAATCTTGATGGTGACCTTGCCCTTATAGTCCATCAGCATGGAATAGATCTGACTTGCCGCGACACAGTCCCCGCCAGGCGAATTGATCCAAACGATAACATCACCGCTCCCTGCGTTCAGCTCCTCGCGGAACATCTGCGGAGTGATATCATCGTCAAACCAGCTCTCCTCGGCGATGGTCCCATACAGCTCAAGTACCCTTGCGCTTTCCGGTTCGCCGTTTTCCGTCAGATTCTTCCACTTCCAGAACTTCTTGTTCTTTTCCATCAGAATCCTCCTTGTTGGTTTGTTTATTTGCAAAAGCTCCCGCGTCCCCAAGCGGCAGCATATTGCCGTTTATTAAATACAAATCCCCGCCTTTTTCAGCAGGGATCCTGTCCATGTTCTCAAGTTCGCGGATGTCATTTGCGCTCATCCAGCCGTTCTGTCTCGCGGTCGCATAACCGGTCATTCGACTTGCGTAATCACCGCGCAGGAGACCTTCGACATTGAACTTGAAGAAGTAGGTTTTCTTATCGTTTGCCGAGAGCAAAGACCGGGACAGAGATTGCTCCCATCTGATCACCCAGGGATCAAGCGTGTACTTCACGAACTCCAAAGACTGTTGTTCAATGTTGGAGAAACTCGACTTCTCCAGGTCTCCGACCATATGCGGTGGGACACGAAAGATACGCGCTATCTCGTTGATCTGGAACTTCCTCGTTTCAAGGAACTGTGCCTGTTCGGGCGAGATTGATATCGGGGTGTACTTCATCCCCTCTTCCAAGACCGCAACCTTGCCGGCATTCGTAGTTCCACCAAAGGTGGAGTTCCAACTCTCGCGTACCCTTGCCGGGTCTTTGATTACCCCAGGGTGTTCCAAAACACCGCTCGGAGCTGCGCCGTTTGCAAAGAACTTCGCACCATATTCCTCACAGGCAATCGCCATTCCGATGGCATTCTTCGCCATTGCTATCGGAGAGTACCCGACCAAGCCGTCAAAACCGAGTCCGGGAATATGCAGGACATCGGACGGCTTCAAGGTTACTGTTGAGCCTTCCATCGTGTGGGGTTCCTCTGTGGAGCGAGTGTACTTGTAATACAACTGCCCCTTGTCATCCCTATCGACAGTCATCTTGTTCGGCATCAAAGGATACAAAGCAATCACTTCTCCCTTGCCGTTACGGATGATCTGGGCATAGGCGTTTCCCCACAAAAGAAGGTGCGTCATCAGCGTTTCCCTGAACACGAAACTCGACATTTCCGGGTTGGGTTCATCGTGCAGAAGATGATAGAGCGTGTGATCGATTGCCTTTTCCTTTCCTCCGGTATCGTTGTAGCGATACAAATGAAGTGGCAGTTCCGCAATCGCCTCGGACAGGATACGCACACAGGCATAGACAGCCGTCATTTGCATTGCCGAGCGCTCGGTCACCGCTTTTCCGCTTGTCGAACCTCCCATCGTGAAGACATAACTGCTCCCGGGTGTTCTGTTCTCAGGCTTATCCCTCGCCCTGAAAATCTTAGATAGAATTCCCATTTCCTCCTCCTTAAATGAATAAAATACCCCGGTTATCGTATATCGATTCCGAGGTGTCATTCCCACATCTGATTGCTCGGTCAAGTGCCATAACCGTTGCCACCGCGCCGTCTATCTTCTCCGTGGATTTCTCTTTGTCCATCTTCACGTTGCCCGCAGGATCGGTTCTCACGCAGACGTTGTCCATCATCCAATGAAGAACCGGATGCCCGTTGTGTGCGAAATAACCGCCCAACACGAGCTTCATAAGCTCCTTGGTCGGAGGACTCATATCTTTGAAACCCTGCCCAAACGGAACGACCGTGAAGCCCATATTCTCGAGGTTCTGCACCATCTGCACCGCGCCCCATCTGTCGAACGCGATCTCCCGGATGTTGAACTTCTCCCCGAGCCTTTCGATGAACTTCTCGATGTAGGCATAATGCACTACATTCCCTTCCGTACTATTAAGGTATCCCTGCCGTTCCCAGAGTTCGTAGGGAACATGGTCGCGGTTCACCCTTGTGGGGATGTTATCCTCCGGGATCCAAAAAAAAGGAAGGACATAGTATTTCTCATCCTCGTTTGTCGGCGGGAAAACAAGAACGAAGGCGGTTATATCTGTTGTGGAGGACAAGTCCAGGCCGCCGTAACAAACGCGCCCTTCCAACTCTTCCTCATCGAACCGAACCTCGCACTTATCCCACTTTTCCATCGGCATCCAACGAATTGCTTGCTTGACCCATTGATTCAGCCTCAACTGCCGAAAAGAGTTCTCCTCTGCTGGGTTCTGCTGCGCGGACAAACAGGCTGCTTGTACTTTATCCAACCCCACCGTTATTCCAAGCGAGGGGTTCGCTTTCTTCCAAACCTGGGGATCCGTCCAGTCATCATCGGCTTCTGCCCCATAAATCACAGGGTAAAAGGTCGGGTCGATTTTCCTTCCTTCCAGAATGTCTTTCGCCTTCTGATGGGTTTCGTAACAGATGCTATGTGTATCTGTTCCTGCCGTAGTAATCAGGAAATACAATGGCTGCATCCTCGCATCGCCCGATCCTTTCGTCATAACATCAAACAACTTTCGGTTCGGCTGTGTGTGGAGTTCATCAAAGACCACGCCGTGGATGTTGAAGCCATGCTTGCTATATGCTTCCGCAGACAGCACCTGGTAGAAGCTATTTGTCGGGAGATAGATTATTCGCTTTGTCGCAGCGAGGATCTTTACCCTTTTACTCAGCGCCGGACACATACGAACCATATCAGCCGCCACCTCAAAAACGATACTCGCCTGTTGGCGGTCAGCCGCACAGCCATAAACTTCGGCGCGTTCTTCTCCATCTCCGCACGTCAAAAGCAATGCTATCGCGGCGGCAAGTTCGGACTTCCCCTGTTTCTTCGGGATCTCAATGTAGGCAGTGTTGAATTGTCGATACCCATTCGGTTTCACAACACCAAAAAGATCCCGGACTATCTGCTCCTGCCAATCGATAAGCTCGAACGGCTTTCCCGCCCAGGTGCCTTTTGTATGGCTTAGGCATTGGATGAAGTTGACCGCAAAGTCTGCAGAGGCTTTATCGTATTTGGAGTCCTTTGCCATAAACATGGTCGGAACATACTTTTTCAGTTTTCGCAAATGTTCTCACCTCCGTTAGACATAACGAAAAACAGCCCCGTTCGGGACTGCCTTCGTGTTTGCTTTGTTTTTATTTTTTTTATCTTGCGAGGAAAGGATTGTTCTTCGCTTTTGCCGCCAGTCTCCATTGTGTGAAAACCAGGTCGGTGTTAATCCCGAGGAGCCTTGCGAGTTCCTCAAAGCAGGTATCTCTCACATCGCTGTCCCCGCCGAGGATCTCTTCGACTTTCTTGAAGTTCTGAAGGGCATCAAACAAGTCCTGGAAGGTTGCGTCCTTCTTGATCTCGTAGCCGATTTCATCCTCGGTCGCTGCCAAGTACCAATCTCTGATGTTCCCCTGCAATTTCATCGTTCTTCCCCCTTTAGCCCAGCGTGATAAAGCCTTCGCTCGAAACCGTGTAGCTCATCTTCCAACCCTGTCTTGCAGCAACGCGGATCAGGTTGTCAAGCGCCGTTCTGTAATCCTTGCAAGCCGCGGTATAGTTCATCCTGCGGTATGCGTTGTAATCTCTTACCAGGGCTTTTGCGGTGTTCTGTGCGTAGGCTTTTGTCATCGTTGTTCTCCTTTGCTTTTGTTATGTGTATATTAACTCTATATCACATATATATCCAGTCATTTTCGCAAGAATTATCGACTTTTTTCATTTATTTTTCATCCCGAAATTGGTGGATTTTTCCGATGATTTCGGCTTGTTCTTCCTTGCTTACGCCCAGGCTTTCAAGCGCCTCTCGGGTCCCGCAGTCGGGACATATCGCAGTTTCGTTATCGACCCTGGAAAGCGCCGGGTGTCCATGGTACTCTTGCCCGCATTTCGGACAAATCCTTACTATTCTCGTGTTTTCGTTTTGGCTCATTTTTTCATTCCTCCAAGTGTATCGTTTATTGCCTGTTCTATATATTGGCAATCGAATCCAAAGTGCTTATATCCCTGGACGCATCCGTGGACATAATACTCTGACGGCAAGCCGAGTTCCCGCTCTTCGTTCATAATATACACGAATGCATCCACCTCCTCGCCTGTTTCGTTCAAGGTTACCTTTAATGGTTTCTTATAATAGAAACTTGGGAACCCCTCGTAGAAGTCCAGGCTCCGTTCATCTCGCTCTGTAACCGCCCACACTCCAACAGGGACCTTTCGTCCCGCCTCCTTCTCAATTGTGAAGTACGATCCTGTCCTGCTCCCTTTGAAAAGCAGATGGTAGTCGTGGATGAAGGCTGTCCCGACCACCTTTGCGTCCGGGCACCGCATCTTCATCTGCTGTTTGTTAAGGTTACTGCCGTAAGCCAAGTACAGTTTCATTGCAGCGCCCTCCTTATGCCATTTCCCTGCCGCTTCTGAAAGCCGCATCGCCCGAAAGCCTCTTCGTCAAAACTTCCCTTGCTGTCTTGAACTCGTCCCCAATGAAGCCCAGGCGAAGGAGCCAGGTTCTCATTGCGTATTTCGGGTTCTCTTGCTGCTGAGGTTTGCTACTTGCGTTCCTTTGAATCTTGGCAAGTTCGGAGAGGGCGAGGCAAAGTTGGATGTAGCTTTTCAGTTGCCCTGCGTGGAGTCCGTTTTGCTTTCCGTCCGCCGGGGCATCGAATTGGAAGAGTCTGAACTCTATCGTCCCCTTCGTAAAGGTCGCGTGGTAGTTGAGCATATGGTATCTCGAACCATTGTAATGCTCGTGTCTGCCGTAGTTCTGATGTTGGCTTTCGTACCAAATGTCTGCGAACTTTGCCATCGTCTTCGGCTTTCTTCTGTTGACCGTTTCGAGGAAGTTTCTATCGACCACCTTGCAGTAGTCTTCGATCCTTCTTGAGGAAATGTTCAAGGCTTCCGTAATGAGGTTTTCGTGGCTTGCCATAATGTTCGCCAGGGTGCGGAGCGTTTGCGGTGTGTGACCGTTCGCTCCGATGTGGATGTGAACTCCGCATCCCCTGGTCGAGTCGCTCTTCGCTCCCGCCTTTCTCAAAATCCTAACAATCTCTTGCAAGGTCTCGATGTCTGCGTAGGTAAGGATGGGTGTGACCATCTCGCACTTTTCAGCATCTGGTCCCGAAATGCTCACGTCCCTTTGGAACTTCCAGACTCTGTTCTGTCCGTCCTTGCAAGCCCATGCGTAATAGCCGTATTGCCTTGCCGCATCCCAGGCTGTCGTTCCGAAGTATGCCGCGACCGTCTTTGCCGCCTTCTCTCGGGTGATGTTGTTCATCTCAATCTCGACCCCGATTGTCTGTTCCTTCATCTTTGCGATTTGCTCGATTGTGTTCTTCATAATTGCCTCCCTGGGGTGTCCCCCTGTCCTTTTTGTATGTGTATATTAACTCTAATACACACATATATCCAGTCATTTTTGAAGAAATTATCGAGTATTTTGATTATTATTTTTCTCGGAAATTTAGGGCTTTTTCGTAGTTTCTACATAGACATCTTCACAGGTGCAACCGAGCATCTGACCACCACAAACAGGACATCTTTCGATATCACATCCCCAGTGATGATAGTGGAACGGCAAGCACCCGCAGTCCGGGCAACGCTCTCCCTGGCTTACTCCCCAATCAAAGGAGTCCTCACCATACTTGATTCGCTTGTAGACGCGCCCATTGATATGAACACTATGTACACTGCAACCTACTGCCGTAAGCATCTCCTTTCCGCACACCTCACATTTCGACATTTTTCGTCATCCTCCTTTTTCACGTCGCGGTAGTTGCCGTTTAGTACACCTTTTTGCAGAGGTCTTCGCCTAACACGATGCCAAGCGATGAACCATTATCCCACTTCACGTGGATTGTGCCTATATCGTCAACGGCAACTACCGTTCCTTTTGTGCCGAGGGGTGGAGCCTGGACATCATCCATCTTCATCAGCTCCACCCTTGTCCCCGCGGGATAGCATTCCCGAAGAAGCTCCAACATCGTTTCACTTAATTTGTCGCTCATATCTCCTCTCCATCCTCACCTAACACTTTGATTTGGTCTATGGTCCCATTCAGGAACAGACCTATCGTGTATCTATAGGCTTCTTCTTCCGACCACCCAAGGCTCTCTCTATAGTAGCGAATCAACTGCTCTATCCCCGAAAGCCGGGTGTTCGTCTTCTTGCATATCTCCGCCAAGAGTCCCTTCATGTTCTCGAGTCCCATTATTGGTTTCTTCTCCATTGCGAACCTCCTTCGTTTTTGGTAGTGACATATTAACTCTTATGAGGAGATATATCCAGTCGTTTGGCGATTATATTTGCTCACTTGCCGATATATTTTCGTGCGCCCAAACGATACCCGCCAAGACGAAGAAAACACAGGGCAAAGCCACCCCATTCCCCCAAAGTTTATACTCTGCGGAATCGGAGTAAGGGTCTTTCAGCCAGGCGCGGAGTTGTCTATCCGTCCTGCACTTACCTTCCCCAGTTATCTGCCGATAGGTCTTGAAGACCTTATACCAGAAGTAAACCTCTTCATCGGTAGGGTGCGCCGTTCCGAGATCGCTACACCACCAATCGGGGAAACCCTGCAACCTGGCACACTCGATCGGAGTCAACCTTCGCACGGTATAATCCGCATCAGGGTTTGCTTGCTCCGCCACCGCGCCGGGTCCCTTTGCAACTATGGTCGGTTGGAGTTCTTCTTCAATGGCAGGTTTGTACTTTGCGTTCTGCCCCTGATTGAAAGCATCTCTCCCTATCCCATAGACAGCATGGCGGTCCGTAGCATTCAGCGTGAAGGACTTCCCCTCGTTGATGCCACTTCCCTGGGGTCCGTTCTTATCCTTTCGACCAATCATCGACCCTTGGATGCAAATGGCAGGTTCTCCGCCGTGGGTGCAAGCAAGGGTCGGAGCTTTCCCTTCAGAAACCCCGCAAGCAGACTTCCCACCACCCATATCTACGCAGACCACCGCGATGCCACCTTGATTACAAGCCGGGTTTCCACCACTGGTATCAATCGTCCTCGAAGTATCTGCTTTGTAGATACCGCTATGCGGGTTCGAGGATTTCATCGCGTTGCTGTCTTTTGCGGAGATACCGAAAGGCTCCAACACACAGTTGAAGTTGTCCTTGTCGGGCATCCGCTGATTGCCACCTGCATTCTGCTTTGTGAGCGTAGGCGCGACCTGCTTGCCATCCCAACTCTGCGGAACGAAAAGGGTTTGATCGTTGTTGGTCGCAAGAGTGGCTGACTTGTCATCTTGGATAAGCGCCCCTTTGCCGCCGCCCTCTTTCCCGCTTCGGATCTTGAGCGTCTTCGGAGTTACCACGAACGGCTGATTGTTGCCGCCCTTCCCGAGTGTACCCGAAAGAGTCTGCGACACCTTGATGGGTCCTTTGTATCTGGTGTCTTGCGAGTGGTTCTCATAGACTTCCATCTCATCCTTTTCCACGACACCATTCCGACCCGAAGACATCCCACAGTTAACACCGAGGGTTGCCGCCTTCTCGTCTACACTTCCGTTGTACCCATCAAAGCAGATCCCTGCTTTTCCAGGGCGATCCGCAGAACCGTTGGCAGCTCTTTGCCACGCGCTGAAGCTCTCCGCAGAATACCCTGACACGCCCTCGGACTTAAATAGTATTTCGCCGGCACTCCTACCTCCAAAATCTGCGACAAGGTAGATTCTGCGCCTTCGTTGGGGGACTCCCCAGTATTGAGCATCGAATACTCGGTAAGCAATGCTCCATCCGTCTCCCAGGTAGCAGTCTGCATAGGGCCACTCTCCCTTATCAGGCATAGGCACCTCGGTTTCCTCTTCAACGATGCCGATGATGCTTTCGAGGACGGCTTTGAAGTCTTGTCCTTTGTTACTTGAGAATGCTCCGGGGACATTTTCCCACACAATGTATCTTGGTTTTTCTCCATTTGTTGCACTCCTCATCTCCTTTATGATTCGGACGGCTTCATAAAAAAGGCTCGAACGAGATCCGTCCAAGCCGCTACGCTTTCCCGCTACCGACATATCTTGGCAGGGAGAGCCGAAACTGATGATGTCCACCGGTTCAATCTTCGCGCCGTCCATCTGCGAGATATCCCCATAGTGTTTCAAAAATGGCATTCGTTTTGACGTCACCCGGATGGCAAACGGCTCAACTTCGGATGCCCATACAGGAGTTATCCCTGCAAGCATCCCGCCAAGCGGAAAGCCCCCCGAGCCGTCAAAGAGACTGCCGAGCGTTAGTTTATTCTTCTGTTCCATCTTTCCCTTCCACCTTCTTCACCAGATCGGAGTAAGGTATCTTCTCTCCGTTTCGGAGACAATACACCCCTTCCGCATCACCGGTATCATCCACATACCTGCGGAGAATAACCGATGCGTACTTTTCGTCCAGTTCCATCGTGTAGCAGATGCGGTTCAGTCCTTCGCAAGCCATCAACGTCGAGCCACTGCCGCCAAATGTGTCCACCACAATGGCGTTCTCCTGCGAGGAGTTCTTCAGCGGATAACCGAGCAAGTCAAGCGGCTTACTGGTCGGATGGTTTTCGTTTCTCTTCGGCTTATTGAATTTCCAAATAGTGGTCTGCTTCCTGTCCGAATACCAGGAGTGCTTGCCATTCTGCAGGAACCCATACAGGATAGGTTCGTGCTGCCACTGATAATCCGAGCGCCCAAGAACAAGGCTATCTTTTACCCAGATGCAGCAACCTGCGAGGTGGAACCCGGCATCGATGAAAGCCTGACGGAAGTTCAACCCCTCGGTGTCGGCATGGAAAACATAACCTGCTCCACCCGGCTCAAGGTGCGCCACCATATTCTCGAACGCCTTTTTGAGAAACTGGTAAAACTCCTCGTTTTTCATACTGTCGTTCTGTATGGTAAGACCGCTCGAACTCTTGAACGAAACCCCATAGGGAGGATCCGTCAGCACCAAGTTTGCGCGTTTGCCGTCCATCAGTTTGTTGACGTCTTCGGGGTTGGTCGCATCACCGCACATAAGCCTGTGTCTGCCGACAACCCACACATCTCCGCGCTCAACGAATGACGCTTTTTCCAGCGCGGCGGTGAGGTCGTAGTCATCGTCTTCGATTTCTTCCTCATCACCTTTGAAGAGGTCGGCGAGTTCCTTTTCATCAAACCCGGTCAACCCGAGATCGAAACCCTCACCCTGCAAAGCCTCAATCTCCACGCGGAGGAGTTCTTCATCCCACCCGGCATCGAGCGCCATTCTGTTATCGGCAATGATGTAGGCTTTCTTCTGCGCTTCGGTCAAATAGTCCACGAACACACAGGGGATCTCGGTGATGCCTTCTTCTTTGGCAGCAAGCACCCTGCCGTGTCCGGCAATGATCCCATAGTCGCGGTCGATGATGACCGGATTGATGAACCCGAACTCACGAAGACTCGAACGGAGCTTGTTTATCTGTTCGGGAGAATGGGTCCGTGCGTTGTTCACATAGGGCACCAGCTTGGTAAGCGGCACCAACTGCATATCAGTCGTTGTTCTCGCCATAGCGCCCCCTTATACCAAACCCCACTCGGCAAATCTCTCGAAACCGCCGACGTTGTTGATATACTCTCTCGCAATCTCCACGATCTCCGAATAGTCCTTGCCGTCAATGGTTTCATCACCAATGGCGCAGCAGAGTTGTACTTCTTTCCCGGTCTCCTGTGCTTTGAGCCAAGCGTAGATGTTCACGCTGACGTCGGCTTTGGAGAGGTCCTTGCCATGCAAGCCACCACCCGTTACGCTGTCCGCCATATCACTGCCGAGCTTTCGGTTGGTCGCGCCGGAGTCAACATCGATGCTCCCGGTCCAATCGCCGAGTGGGTTGATGTCTGCATTCGGATACTCCGCCTCAAGTTCCTCCCTGGGCGTGTTGCTCTGACAGATGATCAGTCTCTCGCCATCCAGGATGTACTTCCCATCGTAGGGGTGCTTGGCATAAATCTCTCTTGCAATCCTCGCCAACTCCACCTGCGTGGGAGTAATGGGTACACCTTTGAAGATGCCGTTATCTCCGCAGCGGACTTTGGTCTCTTGGTTATAGGCAAGGATGGAGTCCTGGGGAACTTCCACATACTCCACGAAAACATCACCGATGATACGATTGACGATTGCTTGGATCTCTTCCTTCTCGTGATGAACGGAGGTCTCTGTGATCACATAGCAAACGCCGTGTCCGATAAGAACTTCGACCGCCACTCGGGGGTTCGGCTCTTTTGCATACGAGAGGTCAACGATAGCGCCGGCGATACGGTCTGCCACTTTGTCAGGATGACTGGGATTTACTTTTTCAAACATAATTATTTCTCCTTTTTATTTCCCTCTCCGAGCGGAGAGTAATCTTTCCATTAGGTCATCTTGCGGATTCGCACCGCCGAAGTCGGTAGAGCAGTTCTCCTTGACGATCTGGAATATCTCGTTCCAAAGTCGAACCGCCTGGTTCATATAGTTAATGCCGATATTGATAAACGGCGAAGGGATCGGCTTGTTGGTCGTGGGATGCTTGGAAAGGAAACCGAGTTTATTGGTCATTTCCTCGCATTGGATCCAACGAGCGGAACACATCGCGTATCTTTCGAGCAGTTGCGGAGATACCTTCGCAGCGCACCCGACCTTTTTCAGCCATTCCCAGGTTTCCTCATAGATGTCTTTCGCCTGTAGGGTGCTGCCGTCACGCTGTTCACTTGTCAGGAAGTCGTGGATCTTCGGCATCTCAACGCCCTCCACTTCGGGAATATCCAAAACGGTCAGCGGTCTGCCGCCGGGATTGCCGTTATCTGCCTTGTCTTTGACGGCGTTTTTCTTCCGACCTGCACCAGGTCTTGCACCGCCTTGCCCGCCCATGTTGTTTGATTTTGTCGGCATCGTTTTGCCCCTCCTTTAATTACCCTTTTGATTTCGCCGTTTTTACACACGAAAGCCCAGGCCGGTGACGAAGAGAAGAGGTGTAGAGATTTACATCCCCCTACCCCCTCCGCTCAATACTTGTAAGTCGGATTGGTTTCTTCTCGCAGTGTTTTTGCATCGTGACACGGCTTGCATAGTGCTTGCCAGTTAGACTTGTCCCAGAAAAGATTCTTATCCCCTCGGTGCGGAACGATGTGATCCACAACGGTGGCGGCGGTTAAGATCCCTTTACTAAAACAAATAGCGCAAAGCGGATGCTCTTGAATAAAAGCCTTACTCGCCTTACGCCATTCGTAAGTATATCCTCTGTCTTGCGAGGGTCGTGTATATTCCTTATGCCCTGCGCGATGTTGGGGGCAGAACATTTTCCCAGGCTCGACAAGGTTGGGACAGCCGGGATGCTTGCATGGTACTTTCGGCTTGCTCGGCATCGGCGTTCTCCTTCCTTATAAAAAATGCGCCTACACACGTAAGCGCACTTCTATCTACTTTTTGCTGATTATATCATATCACAAGAACCAGGTGTCCAAAAGTATCCAAAGCTATCCATTTTTGCCTTTTTCATGAGGGAACTACTATTTTTTGTAAGCCGGCGAAGAACTTCCTCCTGACTGTGGTTTTACCATAGTTCATCTCCATTGAAATCTCCTCCCATGTCATTCCCTGCATATACCGATACAGGAGAATGTACCGCTCGTCCTCATTCGTCAATTTTTCTATGACCGACTGAATCTCTTTTTCCTTTCGTTCCAGCTCTTCGATCTCCCTGTTGATTTCAGCTTCCTTTTCCCACAAGCGTTCAAGTATCTTGACAAACGGAGCCTCGGTGCATCTGTTGCCGCTCGATACTCTATCCCAAGCGGGCGAAGAAATAAAACCTGTCATCGCTCTCAACTCTTCAAGCCGAACCATGTTATATCTGATTTTCCGTTTCAAGTTGTACACTTGGCTCAGATACTCGTTTGCCGTCATTCTTTATGCCTCCTCTTGCAACCTCTCCATCAATGCCTGTCCATCGAGATTGGTTAGATCGCTAAACCAGTCCGAGGAGAAAAACTCTTCAGTATTTCGTTTCATCCCCAGTGCCACTTTGCACATAGGGTATCTTTTCAATATCCGAAGCGCCTTTCTGTAATCACCTACCGCTTGCATCACGATGTTTTTTATCAATAACCTGTATCCTTCCATGTTCTTTACCTCCGTAACTCTGCCTTGACCGCATCAATCAAAGCATCCTGTGTTTTCTCTTTTTTGCTGAGTGCCGTCAGCACCCTTTCGTCAATCGTCCCTTTCGTAACGATGTGGTGAACAACCACTGTGTTGACCTGCCCCTGTCGATACAATCGTGCGATGGTCTGCTGATATAGCTCTAAGCTCCATGTGAGTCCGAACCATATCAAGGTTGACCCGCCTTGTTGCAGGTTCAATCCATGTCCCGCTGATGCCGGATGGACAAGTCCCACTGCAATCTCCCCGGCGTTCCAGGCCTGTATTTCCTCTCGGGATTTTATCTCTCGAGCCTGAGAGAATCTCTCACGGATCCGATCGAGGTCATGCTTGAACCAGTAAGCCACAAGCACCGGTCTGCCATTGGCGCTTTCAATCAGGTCTTCCAAAGCATCCAACTTCCCATCATGGATGCGGTACACCTTCTTATCCTCGCCGTAAATCGCGCCGTTTGCCATTTGGAGCAGTTTCAAAGACAGGCTTGCCGCATTTTGTGCGTCTACTTCCGTGTCAGAAAAGTCGACAACCATATGCTTTTTCATTTGGTCATAAATCTGCTTTTCCTTCTCGCCCATCTCCACTTTGACTTCGTTCATCACCAAGGCGGGGAGTTTGAGATAATCTCTCGCTCTCATGGAGATGGTTATGTCAGAGATTTTGTCGTAAATGCGCTGTTCAGCCCCGGGAAGTGGACGATACGAATACACCACCTGCCCATTGGTTCTGTCCGGAGTAAAGTAGTTCAGGCGATATCTCGTTATGTATCTACCAAGCCTGTCCCCGAAGTCCAGTAATCTGAACTCCGCCCACAAATCCATCAAACCATTTGAGGAAGGTGTGCCGGTCAAGCCAACGATGCGATCAACCTCGGGGCGAACTCTCAACAGCGCCTTGAACCTTTTAGCGCTATGGGATTTGAAGGACGATAACTCATCAATCACCACCATATCGAAGTCAAATGCATATCCGCTTTTCATCACAAGCCACTCAATGTTCTCTCTGTTGATAATGGTGATATTCGCATTTGCTTTGAGCGCTGCCTTCCTTTCAGCCAGGGTCCCAATCGCCACAGCATAGGTCAGCCCTTTCAGGTGTTCCCACTTGCCGAGTTCATCGGGCCACGTATTCCTCCCTACTCGCAACGGCGCGATTACAAGCACCTTTTGAACCTCGCCCTTTGCCATGAGGTTCTTGATTGCAGTCAAGGTGATCACTGTTTTGCCAAGCCCGCAATCCAGGAAGACCGCCGCCTCATTATGTTTCTCTATGAACGCCGTGGCATATTTTTGGTAATCATATGGTCTGTATTGCATTCAGTAACTCCTCCACTTTTTCCACTTCGTCTAAGCAGTACACTGAAAACCCAAGTGCCTCGAACTGCTTTTTCCTCCTTACCTGTAACGGGCGCATCTTTTTGCCTGTAGCTTTCGTTTCCACGAAACTTATGCGACCACCCGGTAATAGGACAATCCTGTCTGGGATGCCATCCATTGAGGGTGACACGAACTTCAAACACATACCGCCTTTCTCCTTAACTGCCTTTACAAGTTTGCTTTCTATTTTCTTTTCTTCCATGATTCCACCTCCCAATTCAGGAGTGAATGATAAGTGATGGCTCTCTTTATACTTCCTTTATTTCTTTTCTTTTTTCTTTTTCCTATAAGAAGTTAGTAGAGAGTATTCACTCATCATTCACCACCCCATTAGAGTTTGAGAAAGTCCTCCTCGGGAGTTGTCCCACCGGGTCTATCTGCCGACAAAGACAAACCGCTCCATTCGATACCCTTGTTGGTTCGCTTAGAGGTAAAGCCGGCTCGTCTTAGCGTTTCTGCAAAATCCCTGTTATTGCGGAGATACTCCCCGGTTTCCGATGCCCACGCGCGGTATGCCTTATACAAAGCACCACCTGCCGATTTCTCGTGGGGACCGATGATACAGCATTCATCCAGGAAGGTCGAACACCAGTCATTCGCTTCTCGATAATCCGCGATAGCAGACTCCGTTGCTTTACAGGCTGGCAACTTAAAGTCATTCTCGATGAACTTCTTTGCCCCCTCGATTGCCCACCGCAATACCGCACCGCTTGACTCGCGTATCAATTTCTCTGCGAAGTTGGGCTGCGGGTTCTTTATGACCGCATTGAACGGCAGCACGATTAGCCTTCTCCAGGTGCCTTTGTCATTGGACCCGACACGCGGGAGATGGTTCGTATAAAGCACGATGCTGTGGGTAGGCGTAAAGGTAAACGGATCGTGATACTTCTTCTCCGCCGTAATCTCATCCACCGAGGCGATTTGTTTTAGCATCGAGGTGGAGAGTCGTTGTCCTTCCTCCGTTTCGCTTGCCAGCACGAACCGCTTTCCAAGCATCTCTGCCAGGTCAACTTTCGCGTTCTTTGCCTTGGTCGTTAGGGACTCCGCAGGGATCTTCCCCGCATAGCCACCAAGGACCTCGAAGATTGTATTGAACACTGTACTCTTACCGTTAGCGCCATCGCCGTATGCTATGAACATCGACTCGGCATAGACCTTACCGATGACCATTCCCCCGGCAACGAACTGAAGATACTCTTTGAATTCCGCATCATCCTGGGTGGCGCTATCCAGGCACTCCTGCCAGAGCGCATCCCCATCGTTACTCGGAGAGGCATTGGTCATCTTGGTGCAAAACGCATCCGGGCGGTGAGCATAGGTGATCCCTGTCTTCAGATCGATAATGCCGTTCGGCGTGTTCAGTTCAAAGGCGTTCGCGTCCAGATCTGCGATGTCGATTTCGAGCTTACTCTTCGAGCAATTCAGCACCGCCGTAATCTTGCTGTAATCGCACATCTTGTTGATGAACTTGAAATACTGCAAAGCCTCTTTAACTGCTTCATCGTTGTCCTTTCCCGCTTTGCCTTTTCCCTTCTCCATAGCATCATCGCTCATGTTCGCATAGGCATCCTTGACAGCCTTCTTCGCAAATTCGAGGACACGCTTGATGAACTCCATATAGCAATGCTGCGCTTTGAGGTCATTGCACTCCCACTGCTGTCCGTTCCAAACAAGCCAGCCGATTGCGCGATTGTAGCGAACTTCCCCTTTGTACTCACTAACGAAGAGATCCGCCATTCCAGTATCGTTCTGACTCTTGGGTCGGAGTGGGTTACCGAAATCGTCCTCAGCAGTACTGCGCTTGATGTAATCTTCGAGCGCATCCTTCCGGGTGATCAGTCGCATCTCCTCTTCGGAGAGAGGGTCATCAAAGGCATATCTGTTGATCTGATAAAGGATGGTCTTTACCTCTGCGGGAGTGAACCCACTACGGAGGAGCAGCGCCGAATGTTTGAACAGCGCTCCATTCCTGCCATCGCCATCCCCCATACCGGTGAACTTCTCCGCTCCCTTAACCTGGGAGAATGACTTCGGGATTTCATCAATCGGTCTGCTTTCGTCAAAGTCACGCAGCATCTCTCGTTCCTTCCCTCCGTTCTTCAATACGATGTACATATTCTTCCCCATGCGGACATCGAAGCCGAACCCATAGGCATCCCTTGCCCCGGTAGAACCTTTTTTGCAATGCTCGCTTGACTTGAACATAAAGTGAAGCCCGCGGGTCGTTTTATAAACTCGACAGTTCAGGTTCAGGTCGCATACCAAACGATACAACCGCTGTGCCTCGTCACCATCGTCCACATCCTTTACCGTGAACTCGCCGTTCAGGATCCCCGCGTACTCGTCAAGGTCCTTCACCTGGTCAAAGGTCAGTAGCGGTTCTCCATTGCCGAACTTCTGACACGGCTGTTTTTTATTGGTTTTTACATATCCTCTAAAAGGGTTTATCATTTCCTTATCTCCTCATATTTGTCATTGAAATAACGAATCGGCTTTCCGCAGCGCCTTGCCTTTTTGATCTCGCGTTTCATTCCCTCGGAGATTATGTTGCCGAACACCCATACCTCGGTGCATTTCGTCATCATCACCATTCCCATAAACAGTCCAAGTTCCCTTTCATCGGGATTGCTGTCGGACATGAATTGCGGGAAAAACAGATGGGGGGTCACCGGAATAAAACCCTGCTTGACCGCGAACCGAGAATGCCGTCTTGCATTCATCACGTTGGTCTTTATGTCCCCCGCAAATGGTGAACAGATATAGACCAATGGGCGATACTTGTACAGTTCCTTTTTCCGGTACTCCGCTTCCTCCAAAGCATGGAGTTCGGCATAATATTCTGTCGGGTTGGGGTAACCCTCATTATTGAAATAGTTAGGCTTTCTCATTGCTTACTCCTTTTTGTAAAACTCGCACTCGTAGCCATCGGCACGGAGATTGAGGGTCTTTGCCCAGGTAGGACATTCAGACATGATCCGACATATCTCGACACAATCTAAGACGTTATTCGGCACTTCGCATACACACTCGTCATGGATGTGCATCGTGATCTTCACTCCAGCACGATCCAGTCTTTGCATCGCTTCCACCAAGATGTCTCTCGCCGTAGCCTGGACGATGTTCTCCACGAACTTCGGACCATAGCTCTCGATGCGTTCCCACTTCTTCGCGGTGCCGACCCCTTCATAGGTCACGCATTCCCCGCCGAAGCCGTTCACGCCGATGCGCGGTCTGACATAGGCAAGTTTCCTCCCGGACGGAAGTTTGATGAACAGAATCCCCTTTGAATAAGAGAACACAAGTCCGTAGCAGGTACTCGGCAACTTCGTAGAGACCGTGTACTTCACCGCCTTATCAACCGTCCACCATAACTTCGTGATCCGTGGGTTCGAGGTGCGCCAGGCACTAACCAGCGGTTTGAGTTCCTCTTCGGGGATGCCCATTGCCGTAGCGCCCATTGCTTTCAGAGCGCCGACCGAGCCGCCATACCCGAGAGCGAGTTCAGCGATTTTTCCCTTTTGCCTCAGGTGTCCGTTGATGCCGTTCTTCTCCACAGGGACCTTGAACATCTGCGATGCCGAGGCACAGTAGATGTCCCCTCCATTAGCAAAGACATCCAGCCTCCATTGCTCCCCGGCGTACCAGGCAATAACTCTCGCCTCTATAGCAGAGAAGTCCGCCACGATGAACCGAGAACCCTTTTTCGGGATGAAGGCGGTGCGGATCAGTTCGGATAACACATTCGGGATGTTTCCGTACTTGCGTTCAATCCCACCATAGTTATCCGAGCGAACCATTTCTCTCACCCCGGACAGGTCTTCGAGATGGTTTTGTGGCAGGTTCTGCACCTGGATGAGCCGTCCTGCAAAGCGCCCCGTTCTGTTGGCACCGTAAAACTGGATGAGTCCTCTCGCCCTGCCGTCTTTGCAAACAGCGTTCCTCATAGCGAGATATTTCTTCACGCTTGACTTGGCGAGTTCCTGTCGGAGTTTCAGTATCTCTTCGACATTCCCGGACGCATCCATCAGAAGTCTCTGGACATCCGCTTTGGATAATGAGTCCACGGATTGCCCCTGCTCAATGAGCCAGGCTTTGAGCTGCGCCGGGGAGTTCGGGTTATCGATGCCAGTCATCGCCTTCACCTTCTCGGTGCTGATACCCGATGTCACCTCATCACACTTGATAGCGTGTTCGACAAAGTCCATATCGAGGGCAATGCCGTAATCGTTGATACGTTGGTCCAGGTGGTAGTTATCCCACTCCTCAAAAGACACTGGGAAAGCGGAAAGCCGTCTCTGTATCTCCAACTCGGTTTCGACGTCGCGCTTGTTGTACTGCTTGAACAACTCCCACTTGATAGGGTTGTGGTAGGGATAGTTCCTCGTCCTTCCACCATTGGTGATGGTAGGAGCGCAAGGCTTACAGAAGTCCCTAATAAGCTCCTTGCCGACCTTCATCTTTTGCTTCTCCAAGCCGAGGACTTCACCCACCTTTTCCAGGGAGAGCGGAAGTCCAAGAGTAGCCGACCAAACCATCGTGCAATACCATGACTTCGGATCAAGATATGTACCCACCGGATAACCGAGAAAACGAGATAAGCACACCCTTTCAAACTGAGCGTTGAATGCAAACTTCTTCACCTGGTCATCCATCAAAGCCGATATAATCTCTCGAGGGATCTTCTCACCCTGCGCGATGTCTATCACTTTTGTCTCTTGACCATCGAGAGAAAAACCGAAGAGCAAAATCTCGAAGTCCGGGCTTTCGGCATAGCGGTACACTCCTGACTTGTTCAGGTCTACCGAGGAGTAAGTCTCAATATCGATACTGATTGTCTTCATGTCCGTCCTCAATCTCCGGCTAAAGGGTGATAGGCAACCCTACCACCCCTGCCGATTGGGTTATCAATAACCGAGTAAGCCGTCATCACCATCGCCATCGGGCAATGAGTCGAAGTCATCCTCTGCCTTGCTCTTGCTGCCGAGGGGTTCACCATCACGAACCTTTTGGATGTTTCCGAGTCCGCAAGCAACACCCTTGTTGCCATTCGAGTTGAATGCATAGAAGTTGATGGACACTCTCGCATATACGCCGCTGTACACCTCACTCCTTTCCAGGATGGGTTGGACTTTCGTATCCACGATTTGCGGCGCGATAGGACTGTTTGCGTTGATGAAGTAGGAGTTAGCATAGGCTTCGTCCTCGTCTCTCTCGATATCACCGTCACGCAGCGGAAGTTTCAACGTTGCCTTATTGGGCTTCTTGCCGCCGAACTTGCCGATACCTTCTTCGATTGCCGCATCGATGGCGGCATTGACCTTTGCGATGGTTTCCTTGTCTTCCTTCGAGATGATGAGCGAAACGCTGTACTTCGGGGTTTGTCCTTCATTAGCTGCCTTAGGTTCCCATACATTTGCGTAGGAAAGTCTGACCACACCAGTTACTACTTTTGTCTTATTGATTGCCATATTCTTTAATCTCCTTTTATTTCTTTAAAATCGTTGTTAGGGTCTGATACATTAATTGCCGACCGCTTGTCTGTATCAGGGACAAGCGTGGGTTTGCCTTGGGGCTTTACCACATAGCCACCGAGGACTTCGCTGAATTCCTGTTTCCCCATGAGCCTTTCCATCTCCGTGATGCTGATTAGGCTCTTTTTGTAGATGTCATGATACCCTGCCGCATTCGCCGCCTTTGCCACAGCTACCTCATCGGTATACTTCCTGACTGACCTGCCTTCCACGAGCTTGAAACCACGCCACTGTTTGCCCGACAACGCCGCATTCAACGCATACTCGGCTATTTCCTCGGCCCACTTCTTTATGTCGGGCAGTTTCGCAAGTACGCCCTCGATTTCGGCATCCGTCAGGAGCGGAGGAACCTTAAACTCACTTCTTGCAAGTTGGAGCTTCTCTTCGGCTCTCGCACGGCACTTAATCGATGCCTTGCAGAACTGGCACCACTCACCGGGACAGTAACTGCCCTCTCCCTTGTAGGCTTTTTCCGCTTTCGGCTTGAGGTCTTTCTCTGCCCACTTCATAAGCCTGGCAACCGTAATCTCCCAGGTGCTGACATTCTCTCGGCGAGGTTGGAAGATGGTCATCCTCACTTTCTTGATTCCATACTTCTCACCGAACTCCCGAAGAGCGCCAATCGCGTACAGTTTCATCTGCGGGTTGTTTTCCGCTTCCACAAGAACCCCCTGTCCATACTTGAAGTCGATAATATGTAACCGACCTTTCGATATGATCAGGCAGTCCCCGGTTCCGAATCCATCCGGCACATAATCCGAAAAGTCCAATCTCTGTTCGATGAGAACAAGGGTGTCCTTGTCTCGTCTTCGCTCTCGTTTCACCTGCTCAAAAACGAAGTCTGCGTAGTCATCTGTGTAGCCTTCCATCTCATCACTGTCAAATGGTGATATCGGACGTTCGGTACGTAGTTTCAGTTTTCGTTTGAGCTTGTGTTCGCAGAGAGCGTGTGCCGCCGTTCCTTCCGCTGCCGCAACCGAACCTCGGTCCTCAAACTCCAATTCGAGTCTTGCGGAGGGGTTGCAATTGAGCCATCGATGGGACGAGGAAGCCGATAACATCGCGTGGTTCTCAGGTGGCATTCACCTCACCTCCTTCTGCTGCGCCTTCCGAGATGGTGATGCAATCTACCGAGTCTGCGGGAACGATGATGGTGAGTTTTCGTGTGGTGCCGAATAACGCATTCATCAGTTGCTCTTTTGCAGATACCTGTCGACCGAGTGGAAGACCATCCCTTTCAGGCTTTTTGGAAACACTGATTTGTAGGCTGTGTTTCATCTACCTATCCTCCTTTGAAGAGCGAGTTTCATTGGATGCCCTTCACTGTTTGGAGAAAAAGGGGACTATTTCTCGGGGTATCAGAAGAAAAATTTCATTGCTTTTTTTCGGACTGACTTGAGTGCTTCGTCCAGGGTCGAACGATGAACGCCTTCCTCTCGCGCTATCTGCTCGATGTTCTTATCATCCATCAGCTTCAAAACCAGAGATCTCTGCCTTTCCGTAAGTGTGGCGAGGAATTCAGCAACTCGCTCTTCTTGCTCTTTCATAAGCGCGAGCCGTTCCGGAGCATAGGTTTCGTCCGCGTAGTACTCATTCTCGAACCCTAAATAATCCAAACTCTCTCGGCAGTGATACCTCTGGCGTCTTTCAGCATTCTGCTCCTGACGTTCCGTTTCCAAGTAAAGGGTTCCGAACTCCTCACTGACCTCGATTTCTGCAACTTTCCCATCTGCAAATTGATACTTGATTTTCATGTTTTTACCTCCGTATTTGCTTTCGTTTGATCCAAAGCAACTCGGAGGTAAGCCGAAAAAGAGCATGACAAAAGATACTGCACTCGACGGTTTTTCTCCGGTCGCTTTGCAGCTGTCCGCTCAATAGTCAGCTGTTGTTATTCAGTTGTATCCACTCCCTGGCATTGAGCCTTCCTTGATCGGAGGAAGTACCAAAGGTGGTTGATAATGAAAAAGCCCGACTGACTGAACTAATCCAATCAATCGGGCTTCTGCCGGGGCGTAAAAAATGACCCAACGAACATCAGCCAATCCAATAATCGGATTAGTTCCAGTCCGTTAGGTCATTCCACTATTTTCAATGACTCTTCAACGTCCCTTCCACTCAGATTCGTGCGGTCAGGGTTTCATAGTTCCTGCTGAGACGCATCGTAGTCTGTTTTTGAAATAAGTGTATTAAGTTTTTAGTTGCCGGATGCTTTCTTCAAGTCTACCGGCTCATCTGTTATTACGGATATCACCCTACCATTCATCACCTCAACCGAAACGGTCTTCTTGCAAGTTGGGCATACAACCTCAACACTGCTCCCGGTGTTTGCTCGACAGAGTTTCTTCCCGCAAATAGGACAGGTCCCGAAAAGTTTCTTATAATCCATAAAACTATTCTCCTTTTCCCCTCACACGTCACACTTGGGATTTGCCAACATCCTTGTGCGGTTGGGAAACTCCAACACTGATGTACGGCACGTGGCGTGATTTTCATTTGTATCTGCTGATATAATCAGCCTTCCGTAGGACGCAATTCTGCGCTCATCCCTACCAAGGGAATGTTAAGTTTCGGCACAGATATAAGCCGCATATATTTCGGTAAGCCTACTACTTTCCCGCAAGAATCGCATTCCATCCATCCGCCCGTTTCGTCAAGGTTCAGGTTCTTATTCATCGCCCCGCAAATTGGGCACTCTACATTATAACGATTCACTTTTTCACCTCCCGGTCTATGATTTCAATATCGTATATGTTGTCGAAATAGATTTTCAGATCGCCCAGACAAAGGACCCGATAGATTTTGTCAATGCGCGTGATGACTCCCTCGGACTCAACATTGTGGAAGTTGTAGTAGTGCGAAACCCATACTCGCATTCCTCTATCAGCTTCCGTAAGGACGCCGGAGATCTTCTGCTGGACTTCTTCCGACACGCCGTGTTTCTCTACTCGACTGTGTCTTTCTTCACGTTCCAACAGTGCCTCTTTCAGCCCTTTCATCGCATCGAACGCCATGAACTGTTTAGCTCTTTCTTTTCGGGTCATCATACCCTGCCCTGTGTCCTCCAATCATTTCGTTGCGTTCCCGTTGGGTAGCCCCCTTCATAAAGTTTGTACCTCGTAGAATCGCATTTTTACCGAATCTGTCCTTGATTTCAAGTACGGCTCGTTCCTGTGCCTTTTCCTTTTCCACTTCCTCGAAGTTGGTGAAAAGGTCATAGCCCTCACAGCCTTCATCGCAGACATCATCGAAACATAACCCTAACCGCCTTATCGGCATATTCCTGTTTACCTTCGCCTCGTATAACCGTTCCACATAGGGGCAAATCTTCGAGAACAGCGCCGTAGTCTCTACCATCTTTGCGCTTCCCTTTGCCGGTTCAAACTCATCGTGTGAGTACCCCGCAAAGAAGGAAACGTGATGGGTTATAACGTGCCGCCGCATCATTTCCAGGCACCCGTGCTGCACCATTTCGATGAGGACTGTCTTTGCCTCTTCATAGGTGTAGTCCCTTGGGAGAATCTGAGAGAACGATACCGATTGCGACTTGCCCTTGTACTCCTTAATATCGGAAATCAGGCACGGCTCCCTGCCCCACGCATGATCGTACAGCAGTTCGTAGTTGATACCGAATAATCGATGTAGCAGTTCCACCGGGGCGTTGGCAACTCCACGCATCGTGGTTATTCCGTATCTCGCAAGTCGGTTTGCAGTTCCTCTTGCAATCATCCAAAAGTCCGTGATTGGGGTATGATCCCAGAGAGTCCTTTTGAATTCCTCCTCATCCAGGTAGCCCATGTGATCCGTGCTGTGCTTTGCTGTTATATCAAGAGCGACCTTGGCTAAAAACAGATTCGTTCCGATTCCAGCCGTTGATGGTATTTGCTTTCTATTGGCGATTTCATTCATCAGCATCTTCGCCATTTGCCTTGCTGTCATGTTGTACATCCGCAGGTAGTCCGTAACATCGATGAATGACTCGTCTATGGAGTAAACGTGGATATCCGCAGGGTCAAAGTAGTCGAGGTATATATCGTATATATCAGCCGCATAATCGATATACAATTGCATCCTGGGGAGCGCAATCTCGTACTTTATCCCCTTGGGTATCTCCGACAATCTGCACCTATTCTTCACCCCCTGGGCTTTCATCTTCGGGCTGATAGCCAAGCAAAGAGCATTCTTGCCTCTGCTTTTATCAGCCACCACCAGGTTGGTCTCGAACGGATTAAGTCCCCTTTCCGCACATTCGACCGAAGCATAGAAGGTTTTCATATCGATACATAAGAATGTGCGATTTTTGCTTTCCATGTCTCCGTCCTTATCTTGGGTCTTTGATTATCTTTGACACAACACCCTGTATTTCCAATTGCTCCACGAACATATCCTGATAGTTTTCGTTCTCCGGGTGGAGGTAGTATCGCCTGGCATTCTTGCTATACATCAGCCGCTTGAGCGTGGTTTCGTTCTCTACCAAAGCGACAACAATCTGCCCGGCTTTCGCTTCCTTTTGCCGTTTGACAAGGATGAGGTCACCCTCTTCAATCCCGGCATCAATCATCGAGTCACCTTTCGCCTCAAGGAAGAAGAACGAACCAGGACCAACGAACGAACGCGGCAGCCTTACGAAACCACGATTCTCCTGCTGCGCTTCAGCAAGCGGTCCGCACGATATACTTCCGACCAACTCGATATTCGTAGATGCGAGGTCGTACTCGAACCCTACCGCTTCATATCGATTGGATGCTCCGACCACAAGTTCACCTTCCTCCACAAGGGCGGTCAAATACTTATGAGCCGTTCCGATTGCGATATCACACGCCGCCACGACATCTCTGATGGTCGGACCTCTACCATTGTTATTGCAGAACTCTTCCACATACTCTTTTATCGAGTTGAGTAAGTTGGCATCTTTGGTACGCATTGTTCTGTTCCCCCTTTTCTATCGTGAACACTTGTTCGTGATAGCCAAATTTATTATATTGCATCCGAATGCCATTGTCAATAGGAAAAAGTCATGAAACCGCGACATCTGAAATAAAAAAAACTGTCACAAAATTTGCAATCCGCCGCCTCGATATGGTATAATGCGATTACCTATAAAGAGTGCGTGAGGGACAAGCCCTATGACCGCCGACAACCTACTCCAATGAGCAAGGTGCCAATGCTTGATCGATGGGTGCGGATATGCTGATAACACTCATCGGATCGATGGGTGTTTTTATTTCGCCCTTTATAGGAAATATCTTTTATGGAGGACGAGAAAATGCTCTCAAAGAAACTAACCGACAAAAACAAGGCGCTCACTATCTGCAGGAAAAGCAGGAAGATAACCCCCGGGGATTCGTTCCGCTGCGTAATCGTGGAGGAGGACTCTCTCTACCCACTCCCGAAGGATACGGCGGTAATATGCTGCGGCGCTATCAGCCGTGAAGAGATGCTGTTCCGTACCGAGGATGGGCGATACTACTTCTCTTTGGTCGATGGTTGGGGATCCGAAGGCGATACCCTTTATGGGTTGGATGTTGACCTTTTCTTCGACTTCAAACACCCGACCGATGCCGCCGTCATCCGGGAAGAATGCAATGCCGCGCTTGGAACTTATAGCACCTGGTGCGGCGCGATGGCATACCACCACAGGAAGGATATGTTTGAAAAGATCCTTAAAGTGATGGAATAAAAAATACCCCAGGGGTTTCCATTTCTCCTGGGGTGATTATCAGTTATTATTCGATGGAATCAAGTAAATCTGCAACACTTTTTGCTATATGCCAGAACATTACTGGAGGGATAGCATTTCCTATTTGACGATAGGCATCTGCCTCTGTTCCAGGAAACTGAAATGTATCAGGAAATGATTGGATACGTGCTGCCTCCCTCGGGGTAAAACGTCTGTATAGCTCTTTTTCCTTATCAACCAGCAACACTGGATCTCTGGAATTCAAGCTGACTTTTGCTAAATGACTGGTCACGGTCAAACAAGGTTCATCCAGGTTTTGTGCTAAACCTCGTTTCATATTATTCTTTGCGTTTTTCATCCCTTGGACAGCTCGTTCGGAAAAATAATATTTCTTTTCAGGTATAGCCAACACAGGAACCGCGACAGATAAAGGAACCCAATGTCCACGGTTGGGCTTTTCAGGGAACTGATAAGTCTTATTCAGATCTTTTCTAACACAAACAAGTATAACTCTTTCTCGTTTTTGAGGTACACCATAATCTGCAGCATTTATCAATTCATAGAAAACGTCGTATCCTGCCTCATTAAAAGCCGAAATTACCTTTCTAAAAATAGAACCTCCATGCAAAGTCATCAACCCTTTTACATTTTCTGCGATACATATTTTGGGTTGCTTATCCTTAGCAATACGAACCATTTGTTTATATAAATTCGCTCTATCATCAAACGGATCCTTCGTGGGGTTAACCGTACTAAAAGATTGACAAGGGAACCCTCCAATTAACACATCATGATTAGGAATTTCACAGGAGTCTGTTTCGCAGATATCTTTGCAAGCAAGTACTTCCGAATCACAATTAAGACGATTAGTGTCAAGGGCTTTTTTATCAATGTCGCTTACATAAACTAATCGGTATGGGAGTTTTTTGTATTTTTTATTATTAAACTCAAACCCACCAATCAATCCGCAATCTGCGCCACCGCATCCTGAAAACAACGAGACTACTTTATACATATATCACTCCAATACGGCATCTATTGCCGAATTTCTAAAATCCACCCTATACATCATTGGGGTAATCTGAAGCAATCCATCTGATTCCTTCTTGTAAACATTGTTAATAATGTATGCGACAATCCCATCCCTTACAAAGTAAACTCGATAGATGGAATAGAATTCTTTATGCTGCACCGCTGCGACCCATTCATTTCTTGTAATGTTGATAGTGTCCAGCCAAGAAGCATCCCTCAAGTCCGGTGCAGTGACTCTTTTTGTAGACTTCACTTCAATATACTTCACGAATTCTGCCATATCGCCTTTTTCAGCTATAACAGACTGTATGTCATATCCCAGCCCTTTCGTTTTTCCCAAAGGCAACACCTTATTTACGAGCCTCGGATTGAAAGCTGCTACTCTTGCCTTTTCCTTGTTTAGAACATACATTTCACCCTCATCACCAAGCTCTACAGTATTCCCGCCTTGTTCTCCACGCTCCGGGGATTCTGCGCTCTCTTCCTTCACGAACAGGGCTTCTACCTTAGTTTCAAATAGCTCCGCATTGGGGCTTATTTTCCCATAATATGCATCCCAGGCATAGTAAAAGGTTTCCCGATCCTTTACCTCACTAAGCGGATAGGCATAAACATCAAACATGGGTTTTTCGCCACATTTGCTTATAAAGTAATCAATGCACTTTTCTTCTTTTGAGTTCAGAATGACATTCCTTTCATCATCAATAAAAATCAGGTTCGCCAATTCGAGATAATTGAGCTGCTCACGGATATGCTGCATTGTGAAAGAGCTTGCTTTCCCCTCTGGAATGGCGATTTTCCTTTCAATCCCATGATCCAGATCGTCTTTGATCTGGTTATACACCTCTTCAACACTGGCTTCTCCTTTTAACACATCGAGAGCGTTCAAGACATAATAGCCTATCGCATTTATTGACACCTTTCGCCCATCATTCTTTGCCAATTTGATCAGCTTTAAAATAAAAGGATACTGTCTAAACGATATCCGTTCTTGTAATAACGGTTCTAAGGTGGTTATCTTATTCATCCCATTCGGGAACTGAAGTTTAAAACAGATATCTTTAAAAAATGCTGGCTGATCGCTATCGGCGATATATTTTTTTGTTCTTTCAGACGCATATACTATACCATCATCTGCCAAATAATACATCCCGAACAGCTTCCCGGCGATTTCGGTTCTATGGTTATCAAGCGTTTTTTTCATCGCTGCTGTGTCCGCGTTTTTACCGTGAACGATTGTAGCAAATTCTTCATTAAACTTTCGCTCAAAAACCTCTCTCGCACACGGACATATTTCATCTATCACAAGAGCATACGTAGGAAGTAAGTTGTCCAGTTCGGTCTTGGATTTGCCTCTAATAATCGTACACCTAAATTGATTTTGATGATTATACATTTTGCTCCTCCAAATAACTCATTACTCTCTTTGCGATGGATTCTGCGAGTAACGGTGGGACGGCGTTTCCAATTTGCTTAAGTTGGCTCGTTTTTATTCCAAGGACCCTAAAGGTATCCGGAAACGATTGTATTCTTGCAGATTCTCTTGCTGTAGGAACCCTGTTTGCTCGATAATGGAAGTGATGATTGTGCCCCGTATCTATAGTGAAGCAAGGTTTTTTACTATCCATACGAGTCCATGCAATATGCACCTTCCTTGTACTCCATAGTTCTTTGGGCAAGTCCTCATAATTGCCACCATCGGGAACCATAGCGATAATCTCTTTCGTCTTTTGGTTATGTATGGTCGCAACATGATTCCATAAAACAGCGGAGTTACTCCGCATTTTACGCTGATACTCCGTCTGGGGCGCGATCTCATATTCGGTTTCATCTGGCAAAGGTATTTCATCCGAAATAAAATCAAGATCTGATATTGCGTCCTCACAGCTTATTTTTTTATCCCCAGTAATTGGTTCGGGGAAAGCAAAAGTGCGTTCTTTAAAAACCGCCTTGTTCAGACCGACAAAAAACACCCTGCGCCTATGTTGAGGAACACCATAATCATCCGCCGCGAGTATCTTCCATGTTACGTTATAGCCTCTCGAAGAAAAGTCCTCTACTACTGAATCTTTAATCGTCCCTTGTGCCATACTTACAAGGCCAGGAACATTTTCCATAACAAACACCGCAGGTTGGAGCGCACCAACCATTTCAACAAAGGATTTATACAAAACATTCCGAGGATCATCTATCATCCTTTTCCCGGAAATCGAGAACCCTTGACAAGGAGGTCCCCCAATAATAATATCCACCTTCTGTTGGTTAACTGCTTTTTTTATATCCTCTGGTGATATCTTGGTAATATCATTATTGATTACTTTTGCATCTGAAAAATTGTGTTGGTAGGTTGTGGTCGCATCATTCCACAAATCAATACCAAGGAGAGATTTGCATCCCGCCTTTTCAAATCCTAATGAAAAGCCTCCGCAGCCACAAAATAAGTCTATAAAGTTGTATGTCATTGTCTTTTTCCTTTGCGTGTTATTCTTCTCTTATCCAGGGGCTTGATAGCATCAACAGGAATAGCCCAATTATCGCCCAGTTTAAAAATACCATCTATTCGGCTGTTCTGACATAGAATTTGTACTCGGCGTTGTGTTATTCCCCACTTTTCAGCCGCTTCACTTGCCGTCATATACTTCTCTTCCATTTTGTAACCTCATTTTAATTGTTCTACGGGACGAACAATAACATTATACTATTATTGGATCAATAAAGCAAGATAGAATTAGCGTTCCTGGCATAAAAAACAAACTTTTACTTTATGCCGCTTTCACTAACAATATAATTCCGCAATCTTTTTGTAATACTCTCCTATGGTCTGAAGCACATTTTGTGGTCCTACTACTGTTAACCGGTCTCCAAATCCACCACACCAGGAGAAAAAAGTTGGACTTAACTGCACTTCGGCAGTGAACCGAACTCGATCATCACCGACTTTTATAAATTTTGTATCCTCGCCAAAAACATCAAAGATTGGATCCAGGATGCTCTTGTCCGCCTCGAAGGAAACGCACTCCGGCTCACCGGCATACATACCGAATGCTTGTTTGCGGTGCCGAATGACATCAAACTTCTTCGCTGCCTCGATTTCGTTTATATCTTCCTCACAGGTTCTCACAGACTCCATCCGATCCACGCGGTACGCAGCGAGGTTGCCGTGCTTGTCATCGTAACAGACGAGGTAATACTTATCGTCCGCGAAGACAGTCGCAACCGGGTTCACCAGGTAGGACGCTCCTTCTTTACGATAGACCTTGCGATGCTTCTCGTCATAGTCAAAGTAGGTGAAGGTGATCTTCTTATGACTGTTGATGGCGGTGGCTATTTCATCAACCGAGTAGTAGATATGTTCGTTCGTTCCCTTGGTCGAATTGAAGTCAACAATATTCTGCTTTAACACCTCACCTGTTCTGCTCCCGGCAAGACGGGCTATCTTATCAACCAGTTCCTTGGTCTTCTTCTCGGTGATGAACGATGCAGCCTGGACGGCATCCATAAGGATACGGATCTCGGGAATATCGAACTCGCGGTCTACGACATAGTATTCGTTCGTAGCGGCCCTGTTACACATAACCTCATACCCGAACTCGTTCAGCGCCTTGATGTCATTATATAAAGTCCTTCGATCACACTCGATTCCACCCTCTTTCAATTTCGCCAACAGGACTGTGGTAGGTATCGGATGGTTGTCATCCGACTCCTGTTTTAGTATTTCCCATATCCGCAGCAAGCGAACTCTTTTCACGTTTTCCTTATCCATTGGTTCTCTTTTTACTCCTCGTCAACAAGCTCTACCCAATACTCACAATCATAATTAAAAATTGATCGAATGGGTGCATATATCAGATCGAGCGGATTACGGCTCAATCTACCAAAAACCTCTTTATTCTTCGCGATACTTTCCACTGGGTCTTTTTCGAGTAAAACATACCAATCATTATAGATGTTTTTAGCAATTAACTTTGGCCCCTTCTTTTTACGCCACAACTCAAGCAAACTCTCCCCAGGGAGCTGCACATCTTTATCAAAGGTTTTTACAACTTTTTCCCCTTTTTTGTTATATGTGATACTAACTATTTTACCATCATCCTTTTCCACGTTTTCGATTTCTAAAAGGTCTTGATAACTTTTCACACCTGCTTTCGCAAAACAAAGTCCGTCAAACTGATCTTTCCCAAGGCGATAATCACAATACCAACAATCCATATCTTGAACACTTTCCGATGTAAGAGGACACGCATAATATAAATGAGCAATGCCTCCGCCTGACCCTTCTATTGGTTCTGCGATCTGTTCCAACCGTTTTTCCCCATCTTCAATCAAGTGGTGGTAAAACCAGGTCTTTTTTGAAACGTCTTCACTAAGGATATACACCATTTCATCGCAGGTTACCCCTTTTCTTGCCCACGACAAATTCAGGAAAACTATATCATATCCGCGGTCCTTCAACGCTTCAGTTATCTTTTCATTGGGATCCGAATCAGTATTGATCACCAATGCGATGCGCTCATTGTCCTCATCTTTGATGATGAAAACGCTCGATCCGAACACCTTTTCGCTGGGAGTCGTTGCGTCAATATCTATATCAACAACAACAGTCGGCCCGAAATCTTTTCCGTTATTAGCCATCGTGTCAGGTTTGACATCAATGACCTCAGTATCTCTTATAAGAAATCCTTTCCCTCCGGTTGGTAGGGTGATGGCGGGTAGCGCAACCTTAATGCCATTTGCAAACAACTTTTTCACCAGTTGCAGTTTCTCTTTCCTCGTACGATAAAACTTTATTGAGCTATTGGGATCCGAATCTTCCTCCCTGGGAAAATCAAACGGATTGCTAATTGATTTACGCTCCGGCTTTGGTTGTGGTTCTCTTTCGACAGGCTTGGATTTTATGCCTAACTGTGCTGCTATCGTTTTTACATCCGTTGTAGTAGTTTCCTTTCCACTCCCAGCAACGCGCCCTCTACTGTAAACCCACTCACCAATAGATCTACCCTTTTGCGGAGCATCGCTCTGAACCCAGCTCATAAAGTGTTCCAAACATGCTGCCGCCTCTTCTTTTGTAACGGCACGCATCCATTCAAAATTCTGATCGATTGGTTCCTTAGGCATCATTCTCGGATTTTCCAAAAATGCTTCAACACTCCCATACAAATACTCGATCTTTTTGACAGTAATAGGATTTAGAAGAATGTTCTCCAATTTTGAAACCCACCGCAAATTCTCTGGTCGGTTATTTCTTCTATTCGTATCAATGTGGTCGACAACGTGTTGAGGTGAAGGCGCTGGACCGTGAAAAGCCGTAGCCACTATTCTGTGTACCCTTTCGCCTCCAAACTCCGCATAACCGGTTTTTGGATTATACTTACCATAAGTCCAAACATTATCCAGTTTAGTCGGCTTTTTTCCATCAGGGGCATGACGAAAAATACTTCCATCATCTCGAACAGAATACCTTTTGCCTTTAAAGCTGCACTCTACTTCTTTTTCAAATTCGCTCATTATCCTAATCCTCATCGATAGAATTGAACACTTCTTTTCTATTATTATATCAGAAACAAAGCTCCTTTTCAAATCAAGATGTACAAAATCCGCGACATCTTGGGGTTGTCTTTTGCTTTCCATTTATGCTATTATATGGTTGATCGGGAGCCACTCCTTCCCCGGTTGTCCAAAATAAGAAAACCGCTACCTCCTTTATCTTATGTCTTCCAGCGGTTTTCTTTTTTATTAATAAAATGCTTGAAAGACCATTCAGCATCGATTATAATAATAGCAACAGAACCTCGCACGCCTCTTAACAATGCGTACCACGCGAGGTCGTTTTTTTATCGGAAAAATAACCTTTGCACGAATACCCTACTTTTGCACGATTACCTAACATTTGCACGATTACCCTACCTTTGCACGATTACTGAACTATTGCACGATTACCCTACTTTTGCACGATTAGGCATATTCAAGGAAAAACAAAACCCGGTAGAAAACGCGTAATAAAGCCAAGGAACTGTCTATTCTCAATAAATCAAGGTAAAAAGGGGAATTTTGCCTATAAAATGATATAAAAAAACGGCAATTTTGTATCAAAATCACCGTTTCTTTATGGCGCTCGTTGTAGGGCTCGAACCTACGACACTGCGGTTAACAGCCGCATGCTCTACCGACTGAGCTAAACGA